GCTGGTGATCTTGTCGTTGATGTAGAGAACGCCGTTGGCGTACGAGAGGCCGGGGTTGGCCGCAACTTGCGCTGCGCCGTTGAACGAGCGCAGCGCGCGACCGATGAACGTGCCGGGCGGGTAGGTGACCGTGACGTCGTAGGGCGCATAGGCCGGGACTTCGACGGGGTTGACGTAGACCGTGTTGGTCGTACCCGTCGAGGGGTTCGTAAACTCCCAGTTGTCCCCGACCGCGTTGGCGTCCGAGACCCACGTGTCAGTCTCGGAGTCCCAGACGTAAGGCTGGTGGCCGTTGGCGTCGTCGAGCCAGACGAGAAATTTGTTGCCCGGCTCGCTGGGGGCGGTGTCCTGGGCCACCACGGGCGTACCGATGGCCTCGGTGACATCGTTCGGGTCGTAGACCACGTAGCTGGCTTGGGCGCCGGCCGGCCCCAGGTCGGTCTGGGGTGCGGGCTCCTGGTAGAGGATCGCGTTCGTCCAGGTGAGCGAGCTGAGTTTCTTCCACTCGATCTTGACCTGCGCCTGGGCGGCGCGGACGCCATCGTCCGTCTCGGTCGCGAGGGCCTGCACGATGAGGCGCAGCTCGACCCAGTCGATGTTGGTCTGCACGCCATCGCGGGTGATCGGCAGAGCTTTGGTCATGCCGACGCTGACCTCGATCGGCGACGAGAAGCCGCCGAGGCGCGGCTTGATGACTTCACCCAGAGCGGAGCCCGGGTAGAAGGTCAGCGAGATGTTCGTGAAGTTCGACATGCCCGACGCGCCGACGATCGGGGTCTGGTCAATGTATAGCGAACGCGCGCCGTCGCGCGGGCCCCACCACGGGCCTTCGCCCAGGCCCATGATCAGCTCGAAGGTGTCCCGCGACTTGAAGGAGTCCGGGATCGACTTCTGCTTGGAGGGACTTCCGCCCCTGAACTTCAGCATGTGATTTGGACCTACGAACTGCAGTGCAGTCGTGTGGGTAGGACCATGGGGCGGCGTACTAGTAGGGCTTGTCCGTAATGGGTTCGGCGAACCTATTAAGCGGCTTCGAGAAGCATGCTGGGGTGGAACTCATTGGCCCCAACGCGGCCATGCTCGCTGTGATACGTGATGGACTGAGCGGAGCGCAGGGAGTCGTAGCCGCCGCGCGCGGCCCACGCATCTTTGGCCGCGAGGGTGCCGTGCTGGCGGATCGACATGCCGCCGTATTCTTTCTCTTCGACGTGATGCTTGTCGCCGGTGTGGCCGTAGCGGCGCGCGGTTTCACCCCACATCTTGCTGAAGCGTGTAGCGGCCAGGAGCGCGAGTTCCGGCCCGAGGCGCTTGCAGTGCGAGTGATGCCAGAACAGCATCGTCTTGCCGAACTGGTAGGCGTAGTAGGGGTTCTCGCTGACGATGAACTCAACGCGCGGCTCCCGCTCATAGGCGGTCTGCAGGAGGCGACGCAGCCACGGGGCTGAGCCCATGTCATGGTTGCCCTCGGCGACGAGGACGACGACCTTGCGGTGACGCTGGAGAGCGATGTCGATCACGGCGCGCATGATGTCGATGGCCGCGTCGATCATCTCGAAGGGGCGGCCGGAGGCGTCGAGGATGTGCTTGCTGGTCGGGGTGACGGCGGTGAGACCGTCGTAGTGAAGCATGTCGCCGAGCTGTGCGATGACGCATGTGGAGGCGGGACGCGCGGCCGAGACAAGGTGCTTGAAGGCTCCGATTATGACGTCGCGAGCAATCTCAAGGTTCCAGTCTTCACCGGCCTCGGCCTTGCGGGCCAGCGCGCCGACGTGCGCGTCGGTGATGGTGATCAGGTTCAGGAGATCATCACAGACTTCCTTGGGCATCGGCAAAGGCTTCACGCGCGTGACGCCGCTCGACGCGACTTCCAGTGCGTGTTCGAGCATCGCTTGCTGCCGGGCTTGGTCGAGCGTTGTCTTGACCCACTGGGCGCGGGGCTTGCCGCCTTCGTCGTAGTAGGTGGAGGTGCCCTTCACGACGAAGGGATCTGGCGCGATATGCGTCATGTCGTGCTGAGGTGAGTATCCCTTGAGAGCGGCTTGTTTCTTGATGAGTGCCATCGCCTGATCGACTGACGAGCTAAGGCATTCCAGGCGCTTGGCGGCCTTGCGGTGGGAGCCTTCGCTCTCGACGGCTTTGAAGATTTGACGTTGACGGTCGGTGGCTGCGTACTTGAAAAGTTCCGGGTCCACCTTCGTCATACAAGTTCCGCCGCGTCTGTGTCGCTTGAGACGAAGTGGCCTTGGAACAGGTCTTCGCCATAACCAATTGCTATGCGGACGCTGGTGCCGACCGTATTGGGCGGTGCTCCGAGGTAGCGCGTTCGTTCTTCGTCTTCCTTGGTCGGCCGGGGGACCGGGACGAACAAGGCCATGACGCCGCCGATAACCATCGACGCGCCGATGTTGATGAGGAGGGCAGGCCAGAAAGTGCCGCCCATCGCGAGACCGATCGCGATGAGCGTGACTCCCACGATGATCTGCGTGATGCGGCCGTCTTTCTCATTGAGCCACAGCAGCGGCAGAATGTGGAGTTCTTCGTCACCGTTCAGCGGCGCGTAGAGCGACTCGAGCGTGTCATGACCTGCGACGCGGAGACGCTTCATTCCGTCAGGCCCCGGCTGGAAGCCCTTGAGCTGATTGGTCACGCACTCGATAGCCTCCGCAGCCGTGGCGGCGACGACGCGAAGGGGGCCGTTGTGAAACGAGCGGAACGGGCCGTGCAGGTGAACAGTGATCAAGCGGCGACCCCCGGAAGGTGGATGACGCCGCGACCTTTGACGCCGTAGAAGCGCACGCCATCGGCGGCGACAATGATGTGTTGGGCACCCGGCCAGTCGAGAAACGTCTTCCAATCTTCTGCGCTTAGGACGCTCGTTCCGGCCGGGTGTGTGTGCCAGAGCGCCGCGATCTCGCCGTCGATGTGCTCCATCAACTCAGCGTCCGCTGCTCTGAATTCTGACTGCGGCTCTGCCGCAATGTTCGTGAGTTCGATGACCTCGCCGGTCGTGAGCACGAAACCCGCGCGCTCCACGTCCGTCAGTCGTGAGGCAAGATCCTCAACGAGCGAAGTATTTTTCCAGCTTGGCGCGTTCATTGGGCCTCAGCACTTCGGACAGGGTCATCGTGGTCGTCTGCGAGACAAACGAAACGTCAGGATGCCGGTAGACCGCAACCGTGTTGTTCCTGAATGATCCCCCGTATGTATCGATACGGCTGAGCGTGCCGATCATGTGGTGCAGGAGCTTTGTGCCAGGAAGGATCACGCCGATGTGGTTGCCCACGGACGACCCAAGGGCCATGAGCGGCACGTCCCCGGCCCGATACTCTGAGGGCGGGCCGTTGAAGAGCTTGAAGCCCTCGTCGTGAGCGATCTCCCGGAAGAGGTCGAGGCCTTCGTGCCACCACATTGCCGGGCACGCCCAGTCGCTGATGCGGACGGTTTCGGTGTTCAGATCGAAGAAGCCCCGCACGGTGTGCAGACAGTTCTGCTCCTCCATGTGGAACGTCTTGCCAATGAGAGGATCAGTAAACAAGGAAGGGGAACCCATCGCTTGGGCCGTAGAAGCGGCCAGGGACCGAGTAGTTCGGAATGTCCACTGTGGTGTGGCACTGCAAGCTGATCGATGAGCGGGACACGTCGATAGCCTTGGAGATGAACCACGTCCGCGAGCGCGAGATGTTGACGTTGGCGAGCAGGTGGTCTTGCAGAACTTCCTTCACGACCAGGATCGCCAGCTCGAACTCGCCGTCCTCTTCGAGCGGCGTCAGCGCGCCGTCGGGGTTGAAGATCGTGAGAGTGGGCCGCACCGCTTCGCCGTCGGAGTTCTGACCATCGCCAACCAGCGACGAGGGCCAGTTGTTGTAGAGGTTGCCCTGCCACGTGATTGCCGGGCCGTCGCGGAAGCGAAGCACCGTGCTGGTTTTCTTGAGCGTCAATTGGTAGAGCTGGACAATCCTGTCCATCTCCTTCTTGAAGCCCTGATCCAGGTGAGTGACAGGCGTCGTCATGCGGGTTGCTCGATGAGAGTGATCTCGAATGGCTGCGTCCAACCCGAGCCACCTGTGATGGCCTTGGGCGGCACAAGCGGGTCTTTGAAGCGGACTTCCATGTCGCCGTAGATTTCGTGCGGGAACGTAAAGCGCCGCCACATCATGTGGGCTTCGTAGAACTCGATCAGCGCCAGCATGTTTTCAGTGGGGCGGATGTCGCTGACAATCACGCCGCCGCTGTCCTTGATCCACTGCAAGCTGCTGAACTCAAGCACGTGCGTGCGCTGAATGGGCAGGAGCGGTTTCACGCCGACCTGATGGCCCTTGCCAAGTTGCACGGTGTCGCCGGCAGGATACGCTCCGGGGACCACCGAGTAGAACTTGAAGTCGAACGTCTCCATTAGCCCATCGCTCCCATAGCCACGGCCTTGATGAGTTTCTTGGTGATGCCGCCACGCTGCACATCATCAGCGAACGCGACGATGACGTCCTTCGGACCCAGCGACGGTTTCTCTTCAGGAGCCATGACGTAGACGTTGACCATATCCGGCTCGCGCTGCTGGCCTGCAACCGTGACAGCCATCTCGTTGGCCATGCGGCCGGTCTGGTTCATGCGATGCAGGTTGGCGCTGCCGATAAAGTCGACCGCGGATTTCTTCATGACAAACTCGCCCGGCATCGTCGGCGTGAGCACGCTGTCGCGGTTCGGGATGGAACCTTCGATCATGCCCCCGCCGGCCTTGCCCGCCGGCGTCACCCCGGCGAGGCCGTTGAGGAAGCCGAGGTGGTCCCCGCCCGGCGTGGTGGGCGCGGTCGGGCTCATACCGAACGACTTGAGCAGCATAAGCAGCAGCTGGTTGGCGATCATCTGGTTCACCATGTCGAGCATGGATCGCAGGATGCTACGAGCCATGTCTTCCATGGCATCGCCCGTGTCACGCGCGCCCGAGGCGATGTCGCCCATGGCTTGCGTCATCTGGCTGGCTGCATTGGAGAAGATGCCCGGCAGCGTGTCAGCAATCGTCTCACCGACCGACAGCAGCGCGCCGCTGGACTCGGCCCACTGATCGATAGAGCCCTGGAGCATGTCACCCCACTTCGGCTGGGTAACCTTCTCCAGAGCCGCGCCGTAGGCCAGCGTGGCCTCTTCGAGGTTGCGTGTGTTGGCCGCAAGCTCTGCCTGCAGGTCGGCCATCCGTTTGGTTGCTGCAAGCGCACCAGCCGAGCCGGGCTTGTTGAGCGCGTTCCATTGCTGGACCTTGTCGTGCTCGCCCTGGAGGAAGTTGCCTTTGGCCTGATAGGCCCCAATGTTGGCCCCGAGCTGATCGGTTTGCGCAGCCCGCATGGCTTTGCCGTCGAGATACTTCTGCGTGTTGCTGACGCGCCCGACGTTGAACTCATTCTCATACGACGATGCGTGCGCGCCCAGCTCCGCAACGCGGCGGCCAGCTTGGTAGAGGGTGTTCTCGGTTGCGGCCGAGGAGATGCTGATTAGCGCCTGCGTGCGCTCGATCAGGTACTCGCTGAGCTTCTGGTTCAGCTCTTCCTTGACTTCGTCCGAGCCGGTCTTCTCGCGGTTCGCCGGATTGTTCCAGAACTCGGTCGTGAAGTCCGCAACGATGGAGTCGAGCAGTTCGCCCGCCAGCTTGCCCTTGGCGGCCATGGCTGCCGGGCCCACCAGCGTCGGATCCGAGATGAGACCGGCCAGGACTTGCTCGTTCGTGGAGCGCCGCGCGCGGGCTGCGCGCGAGGCTTCACGGCCCTGCGTGTCGAGCGTAGTGTTGTCGATGTCGGAGAGCACCTTGCCTTCACCGGCCGCAAGGCCTCGCTTGGCCGCGGCCATGTTGGCGGCGCGCAGCGTTGCCAGCAGCTCAGGATCAGAGAGCTGCTTCCATGCGGAGTTGTCCCAATCGACAGCTTCGAGCGCCATCGTGAGTGCCGTCAGCTCCTCGAAGCCTTTCTTGTATTTGGCTTGGACGTCGAGGTTGGTCTCCGTGCTGGTCTGTTCGTCCATGCCGCCGCGGATCTCGGACAGCTCCGCTTTCTTGGCTTCAATCTTCTGGCGCAGGACTTCGGCTTCGGCGTCCTTCTTTTTCTTTTCCTCGTCGGACTTCTTCGTGAAGTCGCGATTGTAGTTGCCGTACAGGTCCGTTTTGTTCTGGAGGTATTTCTGCTCCATCTCTTTTGCGATGGAGAACCACGACGCCATTGCCGCCGGGTCTTTCGAGCGACCGCTGTCGTCAAACTCAAAGGCGTGCGGCGACTCCGCGTCGAACTTGGAACGGGCTGCTTTCACCATACCGGTGAATGCGTCGTCGAGCATCTTCACCGCGGCCTCGAGCGGGCGACGTTGCACGCTGGAGGACTCACCGTTAGTGCCACGGTGGACCGTGTCGTCGTACAGCGCACCGACCGCGCCCTCGGGGATATCCATCTTGCCGGGCAGGCGGGACTCACGGACGATCGTGTCCATGATCTCGCCCTGCGCGGACTGTGCCTTGGCGAACGCGGCAGCGACGCGCTTGCGCGTTTCCGGGTCAAGCTTTTTCAGCTCCCGTGATGTGCCGGTCATCAGGTATTTGTAGTCGTCGTAGAGCGGGCCTTCGGTGAAGAGCTTCTCGGCTTCAGCGGCGCTCGCGACCATTCCGTCATCAAGCCATTGCTTCAGCATTGCCGTCTTGGCCGTCTCAACCTGCTTGAGCATGTCCGCCCATTCAGCGCCGAGGTCGGTCAGGTCTTCGGTCTTGCGGTCGGGGCTCTTGCCGTAGTCCGAGAGGCGCTTGGAAATCTCGGTGTCGAGTTTGCCTTTACCGACGCCGATCAGTGTTTCCATGTTGCTGAAGGTGGCCGTGCCTTCGGCCGACGAGCGCGCGATACGCTGATCGGCAAATTTCACTTCCTTGCCCTTGTTGGACAGGTCGTTCACGATGGCGAAGACCTGCGACATGTAGTTGGCCGCAGCGTCCATCTCCTTCAGGCCGGCGTCGATGTCGCTCTGGCTGTAGCCAAGCGTCGGCTTGCCGTTCTTCTTCGCAAACTGAAGCTTCTCCTGCACGAGCGCTGACTGCAGGCGAGCGATGTCTGCCTGGCGGCGCTGAAGGTCTTCGGGCTTGAGCGACTGCAGCTGATCCGCGTTCAGGGTGTTGGTGCGGCCCAGCCAATCGAGTGAGTCCCTCGCGCCCGCAAACTGCGGGTGGTCCGCCGCCATTCGGCGGGCCATGAACCAGGCTGTCCCCACGCGACCCCGATCGAGCTTACCGGACGTGAACTCACCCGAGGCGAGCTGCGCGACGCCGGCCGCCGCCATGCCGCGCTGCTCGGTGCCGAGTGCCGCTGCATGGATCTGGGCTTGCAACACGTTGGTGCGGCTCAGTTCAGCGCGCAGCTCCGCGCTCTTCATGATGACCGAGTTCAGGTCATCCTTGGTGCTGTCGAGCTGGAGGCCATACTGCGAGAAGCGGTTCATCAGTTCCGCGATCTCGGTTTTCAGTTCCTCGGACGCGGAGCCGGATAGGACACCGTAGCGCTTCACCAGTCCTTCAAGCGACGTGTCGAGGCTGTCGATGACTTCGCGGGTGGCATCGAAGTCGCCCTTGGCGCGGTTCGACGCTTCACGCAGGGCTTCAAGACTGGTCGCGGCTTGCTCGGAGTTGGCCGAGAAGAGCGAGAACGCGCCGATCACCAGCGCGATACCGGTGCCGATCAGGCCGATCGGGGTGAGCAGCAGGCCCAGCGCGGCGCGGAGGACACCCGTGGCCGTGGCGGTGCCGATCTCGGCGGCTCCGACGGCAGCTACAGCAGCGCGGAACGCGCCGAGGCCGCTGATCAACGCGCCCAGCTTGACCAGGCCCCAGGCCGTCAGGAACGAGACGGCGAGGGTAGTGACGAAGGTGAGGACCGGCGCCATGGCCGCCAGCAGCTCGGTGACGCCGGCCAGCGCGCCGAACAGACCCTTGAGGCCATCGCGCAGCATGCCGGTGGTCTTGTAGAAGGCGTTGCCCGCGCCTTGCGTGAAGCGGTTCCACTGAGCGGACATCGTGTCCATCTGCGTGCCGCTCGCCTTGGTGGCGGCTTCGGTCATCAGGATGGACTCGTTCAGTTCCTTGATGTGCGGCAGCTGGTTCATCAGCGCCTTGAACGCGGACACGGCGCGGACCTCGAAGGCCTCGGTTGCGTCCGCCGTTGTCAGGCCCGCTTCCTTCAGGTTCGTGAGGACGCGGAAGATGCCCTGGCTTTCGACGTCAAGCTGCTCCGGGTTCAAGCCAAGGCGTTCGAAGACGCCCTTGGCTTTGTCGGTCGGGGCCTGCAGGTCGAGCAGTAGCTGGCGGAAGCCAGTACCAAGCGTCGAGCCCGAGCGGATACCCGCGTCGGCCATGCCGCCCAACAGCGCAGCCAGCTCGTTGTACTTGATGCCCAGCGTCTCGGCGACGTTACCAGAATACTGGAGGCCGAGGCTGAACTTATCCATCGTCAGCTTCGACAAGTTCATCGCGGCCGTCAGGGTGTTCGCGACGCGCGCGGCTTCTGATGTCTGCAGGTCGAAGATGGTCATCGCCGACGTCACCACGTCCACGGCGGTGGCAAGGTCGGTGCCCGTGCCGATAGCGAGGTTGGCGACTGCCGTGATTGATTGGTCGATCTGCTTGGCCGAGAGACCGGCCTGCGCCATCACGGTCGCCGCTTCGGCGATCTCGTTGGCGGAGAATTTTGAGTTGCGCGCAAGATCCGTGATGGTCTTGTCGAGGTCTTTCATCTCGCCGTCAGTTGCCGTCGAGATGGCCTGCAGCTGCTTCATCGACGTCTCAAACTCAACCGTGTACTGGGTGAGGAAGCCGATGCTGCCGATGAGCGCGCCCATCGTGGCGTAGTTGCCGAGCAGTTGCGCCTGCGTGGCGAAGAGACCCGCGCCGCCAAACGCGCTGTTGCGCATGTGGCTGTTGACGGCCTGGTCTTCTGCGCGCTTTCCGCGCCCCGCCTGCCGCGCGTCGTACGCCATGTTGTCGCGGTTGGCGTTGGCATGCATCTTGTCGAAGCGTTCTTCTTCCGACTTGATGACCGCAGCTTCGCGCTTGCGCGCCGCGCGCTGGACCGCGTCGTCGAGCTTCTTGAATTCGTTGTCGAGCGAGGCTTTGCCGGCGGCCGAGAGGCCCGGCGCGTAGCCGGTCGCGAGGCTGTCGTACATCGTCTTGCGCGCGACGGGGTCGGCGATGTCGCGCAGGCGCGGCGCGTCGTGGTCGCGGAA